TCCTTCTAATTGATCATAAGTGCTGCCATTAGTTTTTATTGATTTTATAGACTTCATATTAAATGTAAAATAATCCCAACACCCCCATTGGTTTAACCAACAAAGTCTGATAGGTTCATATCCTTTTAATGAATTACATTTTATGTTAAATCTACTTGACTGCATTACATCAACCGCTCCCGCCTTAACAAATGCAACTGTATAATGAGTAACCGTTGTACCCGCTGTTAGATAGCCATTATAAACTGTACTCCAAGATTTTAAATTTGCAGGACCTACTCCAACAAAGCATAAATTTTCTCCCGCTGAGTCAGCATAAGTAGTCCAAGCCCCATTAGTAAATGTCCTAGAAATATTATCATTTCCTAAGTTAGTTGCACCATTATAAAATTCAAACCTCACATTTGTCCACCTGTTTGTAGCTCCTTGATCTACTGAATTAAATCCAATAGTATGGTAATCGTTTTCTAATATATCTTGTTCATAAGGTGCATTAGTATATAATTCCCCTAAATTTTCACCCACTACAACTATCGCTTCTTGATGAAATATATTAGTATTAAAACCAAAGTAATTTAATGCTGAATCTATATTATCTGTTTCTTTTATATAAGCATTAAACATCTGCCTTTCAGCTGAAACGTCTTGATCATTTATTTGTACAGGTGCTTCATTAGCTAAGGTTGCTCCATAAGCAACAAACTTTATTTTCAGATAAACTATGCTGTTTGTATTCCTTGAATATTTATTAATCAAATGAATAGGAAATGTATCGGTTGCAGTAGCAACAGGATTAGCTTTAAATTGTGCCTGTGTATACGCTAAATTATCAGCCTTTACGTATGCTTCAACTATTGAGCTGAAATCAAATATTCCACTCCCTGCATTATTAGGTGTTGTTTTAAAAGTGCCCACTAATTCAGAAGATAAGAAGGTAACAGGTACTTTTGAAATATATACTTCTGCTGCATAACTTACATTGAAATAATTAGCCACTACAGAAGCATCTGATACAACCCAAATCAAAGGAAAGCCAACAGGTGCTAATTCATATAAAGGTTCTTGGTCTATTGAAATTGTTACTGCCATTTTATTTGGTTTTTAAAGTTTCTATAATATCTTTTTTTAATGCTTGAGCATAATCTTTTGGGAATTTTTTCATAGCTAACTGCAAAGGTCTTTGGAAAAAGCTAATGCCTTGTATGCCTTTAATCTTAATTGAACGCCCTATGAGGAATGCTAAAGTCTTATTACTAATATACCTTCCTGTCTTATTATCCCTTCCTTTAATACCACGCATTTTAATCCACTTTGTCAAGACACTTGAAGGTGGTTGCTTGGTGGTATATTTATAAGGAGTAGAAACTGTTTTGCCCTTCCAATCTTTATAGGTTCTTTTTTTCTTATTTCCTGAAACTCCTTTATCTACAAACTGCCCATAATAATCCATCATGAACTGTACGGTAAAATCTCCATTTGCTTCAGTTTCTACTTCAAATTTTATTGAATTATAAAGGTCTTTACTTACATTCTTTTTTCCTTTAGTTAAATTAGTCCTTGCTTGCTTAACTATATATTTCCCAAAACTTTCTAAATATCGTTCTAAATTCTTTGTATTCATAATTGATAAGTTATTTTAAATTTCTTCCAACCTATTTGTATTATTAATTTTCCTATTCTAAAACTCATTACATTGGTATATTACAAGTTTGAAATTCATTGTTCACTGTTACATTTAAAGTAAACACCCACCCTGTAAGTAAGTTATCAAATCTTTCTGTGAATGGCTCAAATGTATATTCTCCTTCAGTAAAATATTCAGGATTATTTATATCTAATCCATAACCTGCATTTACTGATTGCCACTTACTATTTCTAAAAATACTAACTAAATCAACGCAAGTTTGTAGTGTATCATTAAATACATCAATTTCATTAGATAAATTATCAGAAAAAACATTTTCAACATTACTATTAAGTCCTTTAGTTTCTGAATCCCAATCTTTTTTTTCTGAAACTAAATCGCATACAAATATTTGAAAGCTATATGTTAATTGACTGTAACCTGTTTGGACATTTACAGGATTGACGTGCATTAATGGAAATATAGTTTCCTTTGATAAATCAATGTCAAAAATATCTCCAACAGTTGTAGTATTAATAAACTTATGTAGTCTTCCTAATTCTCGAATCTTATCTATTAAATTCAGATATGTTTTGTTATATACTGCCATTTCTTTTTATTTTATTTTGTGAGTTTAAATCTGTTTCATAACTTAGCCACGTTAAACAATCTAACAACATCAATTTTGTTATCGGTTTTAAATTTACTATCTGTTCATTGCATAATCTGTGGAGTACTCCGAACCACCCCCACTTTTCTGCAAATGTTTCTGTTGCTACTGCCTGATCATTCCCTTCTGCCGCTCCATCAAATATAATTGCAAAGTCTCTGACAATACCTTCGCGAAATCGTAAAAAAAAACCAATGCACTTTGCACTTGTTCCGCTGACATCTGTTTCATTTCTTCCTCCCGCATTCTTATTTCTCTTTCATAGGTTTCTATTATATAAATATCATTTTTCTTTTCCTTTATTGGACGGTATAAAATAGCCATCAAATCAGGAAGGTGCATTTCTACTCCCGCTTTTATATAAGTTTCAATATCTGCATATTCACCTAAAGTAATATCGTCAAGATTTGGGTGGAAGCCATATTCTATTTCGTTAACTATTATAAGCCGTTTTAATAAACTATCTTGTTCTTCCTGAAGTTTACCTATTAAACCCATAATTTGAGCAACATCAGCTAATGCTAATTCTTTGACCAAATCTTTAGGTATATTAGATAATGCTTCTATTGTTAAAGATGCTTCTTCTGTCTTACTTCCTTTTTCAAATTCAATTAATTTAAGCCAAGTTTCTAATGTAACATCTGACCACTTTTTAATTAAGTTGAATGTTTTAGTTTTGCCTTCCTTTTTTATCTTGACTTTCATAATAGGTTATAGAAAAAGTTAATATTTAGTTTACTGCACGAAATACTTGCCGATATTTGGATTGTCTAGGTGATATATTATATTGTATCTTATACCATCAATAGCATGATTGTAACTGTCTACATAAAGTTTTGATCCTTTATCTGCATAAACATAATTGTTAAGTTCCTTAGCTATGTTAGTAGAATCTTCTGATATTATTAATTCGTAATCTTGCATTCTCGTTATTCCACTTTCAATCGTTCCTTTTTTTACTGCTTTAATATTAACGCCTAAATGTTTTAAATCCTCAATCAATCTTGGTTCAGCAGAATCAGCAATAATTAATTTATTTCCGACCTTATCCAATACAATCTTTGCAAGATCATGCGACTTCAATCCATTACGATAAATATGTTCTTGTAAATATATCTTCTTATGTTTCTTGTCAATAGCAACTTCCGTTAAAGAATCAGGATCAATGCTAAATCCAAAGTCCATTCCGCAAGACGTCTGCAAATTATCGGGGTTAAATTCTCCTATACTCCAATTAGAAAAAACAACGCCTTCTGCCTTGTCCAACCAACCGCCCATAATTTTGTGGGTATACTTTTTAAAGTCTTTATGCTTTATAGTCTTAATACGCTCTAAGAAACTCTGTGAGAGGTTTACTATGTTATCAAGATATGTACTATGTATATAGCATACATTTCCCTTAGAGCCGTTAAATCCTGACTCTACTCCCCGTTCTTCAAAGAATCGTTTGTAAATCCAATGCTCCTTAGTTACGGGATTCAATACTAATATAATTCTGTTCTGTACTTTCTTTTCTCTAATACTAAGATCAATTGTATCAAATATATTTTCATCAACTAATTCTTCAGCCTCGTCTAATACCCAAGTTGATATGCCTTGTAAGGACTTTAAGCTAGCCGTCTGATTCCCTGCCGATGTTTTAATCCCTCTAAATAGTATGTCTGAATTATTCCCAAGATTCACAACCTCTGCTTTGTTTACGCTAAAATTATTATCATAGCCAAGCAATCCAATCTTTTCTAAAAATTCAGGAATAATTGATAGGTGAGCAGATACCATTGTATAGCGAGTAAATAAAACCCTTATGTTTTTACTCATAGTAAGGAGCGTCAGGAATACTGTTACTGCGAACGACTTACCCGAACCCCTACCACCCGTAATAATAAAGTATCTTGCTTCTGAATTAAAAAGCGAACTATATTTGCTATTCAGTTTCAGTGTCTACAAATGTTATTAGTGGGATATTGATTGCCTTATCACCTGATGTTATGTCTATTCTATTTGTGTCCGCCCATCCTAATCTTGATTTTGCTGCATGGATTACAACTGAAGGTACTTTTTCCCTTACGCATTCATAATACATTGACTTAATAAAATCCTTTTGTATGTTTTCAATTTCTTCTACTTCTTTTGCAAAATCTTTATCTTCTTTTAGCCATTTATAATAGTTTGTTCGTGAGAGGTTTGTTACTTTCAATGCCGTTGTTACTACTCCTAGACTTGATTCTAGTGCTTTGAGCATTCTTTCTTTTGCTATTTGTGTTCTATTTTGTTCCATTTTATACTCCTTTTATTGGTACTTTTATTATTGGATTAAAATCAAAACTTCTTTTGCTTGCCTTATCTCTGACTACAATATCCTTGCCCCATTTACGCTGAAGATCAAAAAATTGTTCTTTTTCTTTTTGTAGATTTCTATATGTTGCACACCCCCCTGTTTGTTCTGCCTGTTTAACGTCATAATGAGCATAGTTAATTCTTAAGCAACCATCGTATTCTTTAATATGCTGTAATGTCATATCATAATCTTCTTTTAAAGGTAGGTTTTCATCATATCTAATTTTACTTCCTTTTAGGTGAGCCTGAAAAGGTCCGCCAATATACTGAAGGAATCCAAAAGGTGTGTATTCTCTGTATGCTCCTTTATCCGTTACGCAATTCAATCCCCAATGTTTAAAGCCTAATTCATCACATAATATACTGCTTGATTCACAAAACTCTGCTAACTCATCGCTATTGAACTTCTTGTTATCCTGATCTTGCCATCTACCTATTGATTTGCAATCGTCATCTAATATTACTATGCAATCAGCATCATCGTATAAGTTATCTAATATCCAATTTCTTACCCTGCACAAATTACCTTGTGCTGAATCAGGACAAACTATTATTTCATTGCCATTTTCTCTGTACTCTTCTGCTTCACTTTCTCTAACTACTAATATAACATCAGGATAATTAATTTGAGTAATGCTTTTTTCAGGTCTTTTATAGGAAGGTGCAAATATTTTAATTTTCATTTTTAATTTTATTTATTGCATTAACTCCATTTAATACCCTACCTATTCCACTACTCCAAGGCTTGCCATTTGATCTTCTTGCTGTTTCTGTTTCTAATCCAAATAAAGTCTTAGCCTGAATCCAATCAATATCGTTATTAAATTTAAGAACAATGTAATTACTTTCTCTATCTAATTCAGTAGCAAAATTATTTTCTGTTTCATTATTTTCGGGATTTTTCATTTCCTGTATGTCATCTTCATTCTGCCAAACATCTAAACCATAATCTTTTAGTAAAACGCTATCCCATTCATTGGCTAATATATCCCATTCCCACTCGCCCGAACTTACGTTGTCTTTTATTATTATTTCATCGCAATATTCTAAATAGGTTTTTGTTTCCCTTCCTTCCTTTATAGCAACTTCATTCATTTCATCACAATCAATCTGCGTAAACATATCTGTCCAAATTTCTTTTTTTCCTAAATCGATTGATGCTTTTAATCTCATGTTACCACCAAGCACCATCATATCTTCATCAAGAATAACAGGTCGCAACTTCATATAGCCGGGCAATGTCTTAATGCTATTTTTTAAGGACTTGAATTTATCATTCTTTATAATTCGTGGGTTTTTGGGATTCCCTTTTATTTTACTAATCTTTCCTTGTTGTTTCATAATAAGTTATAGAAATTTTTGTTATTTATTTTAAGACTTCAATTTTTCTTTT